CGAAGGTAAACGATGCGGAGCTGTACGCCGATGCCGTGGGAAAGCTGAAAACTATCCGCGTGCTTTACATCGACGACTTCCTCAAGGGCAACGTGACGGAGGCTGACCGGAACATTGCGTTTGAAATACTCAACGCACGGTACATAAAGCCTGAGTGTGCTACGATCATCAGTTCTGAGCGGACGATAGGACAGATATTGGACTGGGACGAGGCGATAGGATCCCGCATTGCGGAGCGCGCGAAGGGCTTTACCATGAGCGTGACGGGCAGCGGAAAGAACTGGAGGTTGCGATGAACGACGGCGCATGGAAGATCGCGTCCGGCAGGCTGTGCGTGGCCTGCTTGCAGGAGATGGCGGCGGAATACATCATCGAGCCAGCGTTCCACGGCTGGGCGCGGGGCGTGTGCCAGCGCTGCGGGAAAGACCAGAAACTGACGACGATCAAGCGTTACACCATGAGCAAGCGCGGACTGGAGAAAAGAGGGTTGTTGGATGAACAGTGATGATCTGATGCGGCTGGGGCCTGCGGCGCAGAAGCAGGTCATGGAGAAGATGCGCAAGCCCGGAAAGTACAAGGCGCAGAAGACGCGGCGCGGCAAGCTGACTTTCGACAGCAAGAAGGAGGCGGAGCGCTATGACGCTTTGTTGCTGCTGCAAAATGCCGGGGAGATACGGGGGCTAAAATTGCAGGTGCGGTACTGCTTGCAAGAGGCGTACACGACATTTGAGGGCGACCGCGTGAAAAGTATCGACTACGTTGCGGACTTCGTGTACGAGCGCAGAGCGGCTCCTGACAGCTACGGCCAGCGGTACTGGCTGCCGGTGGTGGAGGACGTGAAGGGCGTGCGGACGCGGGAGTACGCCATGAAAGCAAAGCTGTTCCGCAATCGGTATGGGTTTTCCATCCGGGAGGTGTGAGGATGACAACGGTTTCAGGACGGCGAGTGATGGTGCCGACAAACACGCCTTTGACGCGAGAGGCGGCGAAAAAGCTCATGGCGCTGGACTTAACGGATAAGGAGATAACCACCTACGAAAAACTGGACGAATGGTACACCGCATGGGGCGGGAGTTGCTACGTCAGCTTTTCCGGGGGCAAGGACAGCACAGTGCTGGCGTACTTGGCGGCGCGGTATCTGTCGAGCTTCAAGACGCCGCCGTGGGAGCTGAATCTGGTGTTTGTGAACACGGGGCTGGAATATCCTGAAATTCAGAAGTTCGTCAATGAGTACACGGAGTGGCTGCGGCGGGAGTTTCCCCGCGTGACCGTAAACCTTCACCGCCTGCGCCCGAAAATGAACATTCGGCAGGTGGTGACGAAGTACGGGTACAGCATCGTGAGCAAAGAGGTGGCGGAATATGTCAGCGATGCCCGCAGGAACCCAAGCGGCTTGAGAATGAAGCGGCTGCGAGGGGAAGCCGTGCGAAAAGACGGTCAGCCGTCTGTCTACAACTGCGAGAAATGGGAATATCTGTTGTACGCACCGTTTGTAATCTCCGCGAAGTGCTGCGCCATTATGAAAAAGTCACCGTTGAAAACCTACGCACACAAAACCGAGCAGCAGGCTACAACAGCGACGATGGCGGAAGAAAGCAGATTACGCATGACGCATTGGCTGAAAAGCGGCTGCAACGCCTTTGAAGGCAAGCGACCTATGGGCAAGCCCATGAGTTTTTGGACGGAGCAAGACGTGCTGCGGTTTATCGTGGAGCGGGGGCTACCCTACGCCAGCGTGTACGGCGACATCGTGGCCAGCGACGGCGAGAACGACTACGGCGCGACGCTGATCGACTGCAAGTTGCACTGCACGGGATGCCAGAGGACGGGCTGAATGTTCTGCGGTTTCGGAGCGCACCTCGAAAAGGGAGAAAACCGTTTTGAACGTATGAAGCACACACACCCGAAGCACTATGCGTTCTGCATCGGCGGCGGGGCGTTTGACACGGACGGACTGTGGAAGCCCACAAAGGACGGCCTCGGTTATGCGCGGGTGCTGGATTATATCGGAGTGAGGTATTGAGATGGGTAAGCAGCATTTGAGCCGGGACGACCGGATTTTTATGGACGGCAAGCGGCGCGGTACGCAGGAAAACATGGACATGGTGGCAATGGTGCTGATGGACAAATGCGGCTGGCACGTCCAGGAGGAGACAGCGGACAGCCGGGACACGCAGAGCATTGCGTACCTGTATGCGTGCCTGGAGAAGATGGCGGAGGAGATAAACGAAGGCCGCATCAAGCGGAAGCACATCAAGGACGTGCTGAAGGACGAGTGCGGCGTTGTGTTTGGAGATTGAGATGAAAGTTTTATGTGCGTGTGAGGAAAGCCAAGTGGTATGTATTGCGTTTCGTGCGCTGGGGCATGAGGCATATTCCTGCGACATACAGGAGCCGTCCGGCGGACATCCCGAGTGGCACATTTTAGGCGACGCTCTAAAGGTCATCGAGGGGGGGGCAAGTGACCACAATGGACGGACAGGTGCATGATGTGGGGCGATGGGATATGATTATCGCCTTCCCTCCGTGTACCAAAACAAGCAATGCCGGGGCAAGGCACTTGTATAAAGGCGGCAGGTTAAATCTTCGCCGCTACTATGAAGGGCTTTGCGGCAAAGCGTTGTTTTTGGCAATATGGGCAGCCGACTGTGACAAGGTTATAATTGAAAATCCGACACCAAGTAAAGTGTTTGAGTATCAAGAACCAACCCAAGCCATACAGCCCTATCAATACGGACACCCGTTCAGCAAAAAAACCTTGCTGTGGGAGCGTGGTGTACAGCCGTTGAAGCCGACAAATATTGTTGAGCCGACAGCAACATGGTGTCCGAGCGGCAGCTATAGTTATAAGCATGGGGAACAGCATAAAGGTATGTTTACCACGGATAGGGCCAAAAACCGCGCAAAGACCTTCCCCGGCATCGCCAAAGCTATGGCGGAGCAATGGGGCGGCGATGCGAGAGGAGGAATGACATGGTAAACGACGCTTTGTTTTCCAGCGATAAGAATTTCTGGGAAACGCCGCAAAAGCTGTTTGACGAGTTGGACGCGGAGTTTCATTTCACGCTGGACGTTGCCGCCAGTGATGAAAACCACAAGTGTGCGCGGTATTTCACGCAAAGCGATGATGGTTTGCGGCAAAATTGGGAGGGCGAAACGGTGTTTTGTAACCCGCCCTACGGGAGCAAGGAAACCGGGCTGTGGACGGAGAAGTGTTACCGCGAAGGACAGAAACCGGGGACAACGGTGGTGCTTCTGATCCCCGCCCGGACAGATCGTGCCAGCTTTCACGACTATATTCTTGGCAAGGCAGAGATCCGCTTCCTGCGTGGTAGGCTGAAATTTGAGCTGGACGGAAAGCCGATTGGAACGGCACCGTTTCCCAGCATGATTGCCATTTGGCGAGGAGGAATGACATGACAAGAGATAAGATCGTGACTGCGCTGCGGTGCTGTGGATCGTGTTGGGCGTGTACTGTTTCTTCGGACTGAGGAAGTGGAACAAGCGGTTCAGTGAGCTGTATGACGAACTGAAATGGGAGGTGGAGTGACATGGAAACGCTGAATTGTATTCGCTGCGATTTTCGCCATAAGGATAACGGGAACTGCACTGCTGTCGGGGGATTCTGCACGGCGGTAACGGCTGCACACTGCCCGATGTTGCAGAAATATTTAGATACGGGGCTGGGGCCGGATGAAGTGACCGCACTTCAAAAAGATTGGAGCGACCTTTGCACTATCGTAGGAGAATGTGGCGGCATCGACCGCCTGCGGGAGCTGGCCGAGGCCGACAAGGACGGGCGCGTGGTGGTGCTGCCGTGCAAGGTGGGAGACACGGTCTACATGATTTCATGGAGATTAAACGGGCGGCATGAAATTGAAGAGCGAGTTTTCAGCTTGACGTATTTCGACCCTGCAAAATACGGGAAAGACTATTTCCTTAGCCGCGAGGAGGCGGAGAAAGCATTGGAGGAGATGAAGAAATGAGCAAGGCTGTAATGCTGAGCGTCCGCCCCAAGTGGTGTGAAAAGATTGCCAGCGGCGAAAAGACCATCGAAGTCAGAAAGACCAGGCCAAAGCTGGAAACGCCGTTCAAGGCGTACATCTACTGTACGATGCCTGACGCGAAGGACCCGCACAACATTCTTGAGCTGCACGGTGCAGACGGGAAAATCCGCAAGGCTAACGGCAAGGTCATTGGGGAGTTTGCCTGTGAGCGGATTGTCCCGATCACATACGATGGCGGCAGGCTATGGTGTCCAACAAATGCCGCCTTTTCCCCTGCGACGTGCTTATCTCAGGCAGAAATTATAGCTTATATCGGCGATAAGGGGCGTTGTTACGGCTGGCATATCTCCGACCTGCTGATCTATGACCAGCCGCGGGAGCTGACGGCGTTTCGGCGGCTTTGTCCTAATGACCTATGCTGTGAGGCCTGCGCCATGTACAGCAACAACAACGGTATCTGCAACAATGGGGCTTTGCCGCTTCGCCGCCCGCCCCAAAGCTGGTGCTATGTGGAGGTGATAGACAATGGCTGAATTGAAACGCTGCCCTGAGTGTGGTGGAGTTGCAACCGTTATCCATATGTACGATACCTACGATAGAGCAGATTTTGGGTGGGATGCCGGTTGTGGGAGATATAGGGCTGGTGATGGCCTCCACACAAAGAAGATGAAAGTATCTGGGCTGCCCAGCAAAGAAAAGGCAATCGAAGCATGGAATAGGAGGGCTGACAATGGCGACAAAGAGAGTGTGTGACCGCTGCGGAGCGGAGATCAACCCGTACAACTCCGTCACCTATGCTGGTATGCGGCGAGTTAAGAACGACATAAACGACAACGACTACGAGCTGTGTGTTTCGTGCGCGCACAAACTGCGAAAGTGGTTCAATGGGGAGGAGCACGACAATGGCTGAATACATTGAGCGGGAGACATACCGAAAAAGGTTGGCTGACCTTGAAGGGTGGTGCCAAGACCTGAGAAAACCGGGACTGAAGCAGGCATTGGAGATGTTCGACGAGATTCCTGCCGCTGATGTTGCCCCAGTAGTGCATGGACGATGGGAATGGGCAGACGATGGATATTGTCGATGCTCAGAATGTAGACAACGTGCTCCTGTGGTTTACGGCGCTTTGATAGAAGATTATCAGGACGAGCCGCAAACAGTAATGACTTACTTCTGCCCGCACTGCGGGGCGATGATGGATGGAGGGGATAGCGATGTGGCTGATTGAATGGCTGAAAAAGCGTAGAGCAAGGAATGCCTGTGGGATGAACTGCGGTCAATGTCCGTTCCTGAAAAGTCATTGGAACAAAGACCATGAATTTATGGGGCTTTCATGCAGAAAGGGGCTTTGGTAATGGGCAGACTGATTGATGCAGATAAATTCATTCTGGCCATTATGGATGCGTCCCTATCTTCCGTTGACGAGGATACAATCCTGGATTTGATCGATAGCGTCCCCACCGTTGACGCTGTGCCAGTAGTGCGGTGCGTGGTATGTCAATGGGCAAAACCAAAAAATAAAAAATTTTTTGTTTTAGGGGTGCGGGGCGGAGAAAGACAATATATGCTGGGTATGCAGGGGCAACCTGCCCGTGCCGATCCATTTCTTTCCTCCTAATTTCCCGATGGGCGGGGCTTTGGCTCCGCCTTGATCGGGGCTATGCGGCAAGACGACCAATATGCGGTATAGGTGCCCCGTAAGGGGAGACCTCAGCAAGCGACGCCGGCGTTCCGGCGAAGTGCTAAAGCAGGGCAGGGCTGCAATGCCGCACCACATAGGGGCGAATGTACCAAGGTTGGCGAAACGGTCTCCAAAACCGTTTGGGTGGGTTCGATTCCCAACCGTCCCTGCCAAAAGAGGAGTGCCGCTGCCTTGAGTGCGGCGTTGTTGCCCTTCGGGGCGGGTAAAGTCTGCTATGTAAGGCCAAGGGGCGGGGGCTGGTAGCAAAACAGGAGGAAAGCATGGAAATCACAAAACGGCGGCTTGCTGATATTGAACCGTATGCCGCCAACGCAAAGAAACACGATAAACGGCAAATCAATAACGTTGCGGAGAGCATCAAGCAATACGGTTTTGTGCAGCCGATTGTGATTGACCGTGACGGAGTGATCGTTATTGGCCACTGCCGCGCTCTGGCGGCAAAAAAGCTGGGTATGGAAGAAGTGCCGTGCGTGTGCGTGGACGATCTGACACCGGAGCAAGTGAACGCCCTGCGGCTTGTGGATAACAAGAGCAACGAAAGCGATTGGGACTTTGATCTGTTGGCTGATGAATTGCCTGGTCTCGACCTGTCGGCTTTTGACTTTGATTGGGGCTTGCCGGAAGACACAACGGACGAAGTCACTGAGGACGAAGCACCGGAGGTCGACGAAGAATCTGAACCGATTACCAAACTTGGCGATATTTGGCAGCTTGGACGGCACCGGCTTATGTGTGGGGACAGCACGTCCGTGGAATGTGTACAAAAGCTCATGGGGGGGGCACAAGCAGACCTTTTGCTTACAGACCCGCCGTATGGTGTTGATTATACAGGTAAAACGAAGGACGCACTCAAGATTGAAAATGATGCGAAAAGCGATGACGAGTTTATTGCGTTTTTGCAAGCGGCATTTGAAGCGGCTAACTCTGTGATGAAACCCGGCGCGGTATTTTACATCTGGCACGCCGATTCAAAAGCATATGTTTTCAGAATGGCGTGCCAGATGACGGGATGGGAAGTTCGGCAGGTTTTGATTTGGGTTAAAAATGCAATGGTCATGGGCAGGCAAGACTACCAGTGGAAGCATGAGCCTTGCCTATATGGGTGGAAGGCGGGGGCTGGTCATCTCTGGGCATCTGATAGGAAGCAGACAACGGTGCTTGAATTTGATCGCCCGACAGCGAATAAAGAGCATCCGACTATGAAGCCTGTTGCGCTATTTGACTATCAAATCAAGAATAATACCAAGGGCGGCGACATTGTTCTCGACCTGTTTGCCGGAAGCGGGACAACCGTTGCTGCGTGTGAGCAGAATGGCAGAAATGCTTATGTTATGGAGTTTGACCCGAAGTATTGCGATGTGATTGTAAAGCGGTGGGAGAACTTGACGGGCAAAAAGGCGGTGCTTCTGCATGACGATTGAAGAAGCACAGGCGATTATTTCTAAGACGAACAGCCCGCACTTGAAGCGGGATATGGAAAAGTTTAGCAAACGCCAGCGGAGAAAGGAGGGCGCGTATGGCAAGGCCAAGAAAGGAAATAGACCAGAAGCAGTTCGAAAACCTCTGCGGCCTGCAATGCACGCTTGAAGAGATCTGCGGCTGGTTTGGTGTGACCGACAAAACGCTGGATGGTTGGTGTAAACGCACATATCGTGCAAGTTTTTCCGAAGTATTCAGGCAAAAGCGAGGATTGGGGAAAGTATCCTTACGTAGAAGCCAGTGGCGGCTTGCCGAAAAGAACGCAAGCATGGCCATTTGGCTGGGAAAACAGTACCTTGGGCAGCGTGACGTTGTGGATCTGGACTTGCCGACAGACAACGCGCAGGAAGACGCTTTGAGCGTGAGCCTGCGTGAAATGGCAGAAGGGTTGGAGAGCGATGATTAGCCCGAAACAAGCAAAGATCCTCTCTTTCCCCTATTCCAAGTATGACGCGCTGATTTGCGACGGTGCAGTCCGTTCCGGCAAGACCTCCATTATGATGTGGGCGTTTGTTCGCTGGGCGATGGAGAATTTCAGCGGTCAGCGCTTCGGCGTGTGTGGCAGAACGGTGGATAGCTGCACAAAGAACATCATCGTGCCGTTCACGGCGATGAGCCTTGCGAAAGAAAGCTATATCATCCGCTGGCGGCGCGGTGACAAAGTTATGGAAGTGCGGCGCGGAGCCGTGACGAATTACTTTGAGGTGTTCGGCGGCAAGGACGAAAGCAGCTATACGCTGATTCAGGGCCGGACGCTGGCGGGTGTGCTGCTGGACGAGGTTGTGCTGATGCCCCGCTCCTTCGTGGAACAGGCGCTGACCAGATGCTCCGTAGACGGGGCAAATCTGTGGTTTTCCTGCAACCCAGGAAGCCCGCAGCACTGGTTCTACTTGGAGTGGATCAAGCGGCACAAAGAGCGCAACGCTCTGTATCTGCACTTTGAGATGACGGACAACCCCGGCCTGAGCGAAAAGACGCTGGAGCGCTACCAGAACATGTTTACCGGTGTGTTCTACGACCGATATATCCGTGGATTGTGGGTGCTGGCCGAGGGTCTGGTATACGACTTTGGCGAGGAAAACATCGTGGACGATGTGCCGGAGAGCGGGGAATATTACATTTCCTGCGACTACGGCACGCTGAACCCATTTTCTGCTGGTTTGTGGTGCTGGGACGGCAAGACGGCCACCCGCATCCGGGAGTATTACTACTCCGGGCGGGAAGAACACAGAAACAAGACTGACGAGGAATATTATACGGAGTTGGAGAAGCTGGTGGGAGAGCTGCCGGTGATAAGCGTCATCGTGGACCCGTCGGCGGCGTCCTTCATCGAGGTTATCAAGCGGCACGGGAAGTTCAAGGTGCGCAAGGCGGTCAATGACGTGCTGCCGGGCATCGCCACCACGGCGAGGTATCTGCGCAGCGGTGCGCTGAAGATACACAGGTCGTGTAAAGACGCCATTCGGGAATTCGGCCTCTACCGCTGGGACGAAAAATCCACAGAGGACAGGCCAATTAAGGAGAACGACCACGCGATGGATGATACACGTTACTTTGCAATGACAGTATTGCGCCGGAAAGTGCGGGATGATAACGGGGAGAAATACATCCCCCTGTGGGAGAGGTGATAGCTTGCTGACATATCAGGACTTGCTCGCCGTGGGCGAGAACGAACAGGACCGAATGGATTTTATCCGGCGGGTCATCAATGAGCACAAAGGCTCTGCGGCTTACCGGTTCGCGGTAGACGCACAGCGATATTACGACGGCGAGAATCCCACCATCAGCCGGTATGAGAAGATCATCTATGACCTTCAGGGACGCGCCCACCGGGACATGTACACGGCAAACCACAAACTCATGTCAAGTTTCTTTGGATTTGTCGTGCGGCAGGAGGCAAACTATCTGCTGGGCAACGGCGTGACCTTTCAGAAGAGGGAGACAAAGGCCAGACTGGGCGCTGACTTTGACCAGCGGGTCAAGGACGCAGGCAAGAGCGCCCTGGTATGCGGCGTGGCGTTCGGGTTCTTCAACCTGGACCGGGTTCAGGTGTTCGAGCTGACCGAGTTTGCGCCCCTTTACGACGAGGAAAACGGTGCCTTGATGGCCGGTGTGCGGTTCTGGCAAGTGGCAGACGATAAGCCGCTTCGTGCCACGCTGTACGAGCTGGACGGATACACCGAGTACATCCAGCGCAGCGGGGAGAACATGACCGTGCTGACGGACAAACAACGGTACAAGGTCAATGTCCGCACGGACGGCCTGGGCGCGGAGACCATTCTGGACGGTGACAATTATCCTGGATTCCCGATTGTCCCTCTGAAAAACGGCAAAAACTGCCGGTCGGAGCTGCGGGGACGGCGGAACACCGTGGACGCGCTGGACCTGGCCTGCTCCAACATGGTAAACAACGTGGACGAGGGCAACCTCATCTATTGGGTGCTGACCAATGCGGGCGGCATGAATGACTTGGACGACGTGAAGTTTTTGGAGCGTATCAAGACCCTCCACGTGGCCCACACCGATGACGAAGTGAACGCAGAGCCGCACACCATCGAGGCCCCCTTTGAGGGCACTAACGCAACCATTGACATGCTCAAGCGCAAGCTGTACGAGGATTTTCAGGCGTTTGACAGCGCCGCCGTGAGCGCAGGCAATCAGACGGCCACGGCCATCAAGGCCAGCTATGTGCCGCTGGACCTGAAAGTTGACGACTTCGAAAGCGACGTCACCGATTTTATCCAAGGCATCCTGGCGCTGGCCGGGGCGGACGATACGCCCAGCTATACCCGCAGCCAGATTATCAATAAGCCCGAAGAAACCCAGACCGTTCTGATGGGCGCGGAATACTACGATGATGAGTACATCACCAAGAAGTTGCTAACCATCAATGGTGACATTGACCAGTACGAGGACATGGCAAAGCGGAAGGCGGCAGAAGAGATTGACCGGAGCCAAATGGAGGTGGAATGATGGGAGCAATATCTAAGATTGCTGAAAAGTGCATGGCGTGCCCCAACGTTGATAAATGCTCTCACAAGCGGATGGAGGCATGCGCCAATTACGAGCATAGGAATATGGCCGAATCACTAGCGATGCCATCAAAATCAGATATGGCAGCCACCGTTCTCCGCGAAACGGTCAATACGATTGTCGATGGGCAGGTTGTGAAGGTTTACAAGGACGAGATTGAAAAAACACTATATAAGCACTTGTATGATGGCTTGGGTTGCGGATTTATCAATGGCGCATAGGGTGGCGAGATATGGCGAAAACGGACGAAGGCCACAAGCTGACCGACAAGGAGCTTTCGAAGCTGGAGCGGCGCATTACGAAACTTTACCGCGAAGCCGGGAAGGAATTGCAAGGAACCATCGACGCATATTTTGAGCAATTTAAAAAGCGCGATGAGGAAATGAAAGCGCTGATCGGCACGGTGCAGAACGGCAAGGAGTGGACGGAGGCCGACTATAAGCAATGGCGGCTCAATCAGATCGGTCGAGGGGAACGCTATCAGGCCATGCGCGACAAGGTGGCGCACCGCGTCACCGATGCGAACGCCGTGGCGGTGTCCTACACCAACGATGCAACGCCCGGTATCTACTCACTGAACCGCAACTATGCGGCGTACACCATCGAGAGCGTGGCTGGGGATGTAGGCTTTGATCTGTGGGACGAGCAGACGGTGAAGCGCCTGGTTGTGGAGCAGCCGGGGCTGATGCCGTATTACCCCAAAAATAGAGCATTGAAACGCGGCATTGACCTTGCGTATGGCAAGAAGCAAATCACGGCCAGCGTCACCAGCTCCATCTTGCAGGGGAAAAGCATCAAGCACATGGCGGACGACCTGCAAAAACGTATCACCACCATGAGCCGCAATAGCGCTATCCGCACCGCGAGAACCGCCGTCACCGGCGCACAGAACGCCGGACGCATGGACAGCTACGCAGCGGCGGAGAAAATTGGCATCAAGCTCAAAAAACAATGGCTGGCCACGCTGGACAACCGGACGCGGCATTCACACGCCATGCTGGACGGCGAAAAGGTAGATCAAGATAAGAAATTCTCCAACGGCTGCCGCTTTCCGGGCGATCCGCAGGGGCCAGCGTGGGAGATCTACAACTGCCGCTGCACGCTTGTTGCGGATGTGGATGGGGTAGATACCTCCACAGGGCAAAGACGCGCCAAAAACCCCGTTACAGGCGAAACAGAGGTTATTTCTGACATGACCTATTCCGAGTGGGCGGAGCAGAAGCAAGCGGAAGACGCTGCGGCCTGGAATACATACATGAAGAAGGGCCGCAACCTTTCCACTGATACAAAACAGTGGCAGGAATACAAATCGGTTCTGGGAAACAAAGTTCCAAACACGGTTGAGAAGTTCCAGAATTTGAAGTATAATGAACCTGATAAGTGGGCCCAACTGAAAACCATGAAACGGCAAACCGTTTTTGTGAATAACGCCGAATGTGTGACAACGCCTAAAAAATACACCGGGTATTTCCTGAAAGATGGCGCAAAACACGCGGATCAATTTTTTGATGTTGGCTATACAGCGGATAACCCATTGCAGCTGCGTTATGATATGGCACGGCAGTTTGATATGAGCAAGGCTGTTGATGTGCAGGAGTTAAATGGCGGTGCGATAATGTTTAATATCTACATGACACTTGGAGTTACAAAACAGCGCACTTTTTTAACGGGATGGATTCAAGATACACCGGATAGCAAACCGAGGATCGTAACCGGATTCAGAAAAAACAAGGAGAATTCGCATGATTAACGAATATGACCGTGTAAAAATCATTGAGACAGGCGATGTCGGTATTGTTGTTGATATCCGGGAGACCAACGGCACGTTTTGTCTTGTTGAACGAGACGGTGACAATGAACTATTCGACTGCGCTGAAAGCGAACTGGAAAAACTATGAAAGTTGATTTCACAGACAACTCCAAAGAAGTCCTCGCTGCCATGCATGAGGCCGCTGCCAGGGCGCTGGAAAAGTGCGGGCTGGTTGCAGAGGGCTATGCGAAAAAGCTCTGCCCCGTGGACACCGGTAATCTGCGCAACAGCATTACCCATACGGTAGACGAGCAGGAACCGGCAGCGATCATCGGGACAAACAATGAATATGCCGCGTATGTGGAATTAGGTACCGGCAAATACGCGGAGGGCGGACGGCCGACGCCGTGGGTGTATCAGGACGCAAAAGGAAACTGGCACATGCCCCACGGACAGCGGGCGCAGCCGTTTTTGAAACCTGCTGTTGCCGACCATGCCGCGCAGTATCGGGACATTTTGGAAAGTGAGCTGAAAAATGGATGAGAATACAAGAAAAGCGATACACAATTTATCGGAAGAAATTGAACGGTTTGGAAGCGTTTTGTCCGAAGCTCTGATTGAAGCGGTGAATGCTCTTCGTGACGCCTTTCCCGAATTCAAGGATGGTTGCGAAAACATCGTTGCTGGATTAGCGGGCTTTGTTGATAAAGCCATGAAAGCGATTCGAAATAGAGAAAGAGAGCGCAGAAAGTGGAGAAAAGCGCCTAACGCTCCCATTTTCCAATTGCTGCTGGATAAAAGAAAGAGGGGGCATCGGTGCAGGAACAACTGTTGACACCGAAAAAAGTTGAGGATATCGAGTCCGTGCTGGCCAAGGGCGACCGGGTGGAGCTGATACCAGTCAAAGACGGCGTAAAAGTTATAAAAATAAAACGGGAGGAGATAAGGAAAATTGGAAAGAGAGTGTAGTAGATTAATGTGCCCATTGCAATACAATACTATGAATACATCAGATTGTCAGTGCACCGACACTTGCGAATGGTTTACTCCTAAGTTAATTCTCTGTTCATTCTGCAATACATTCCAGGCAACACAAGAAATAAGCGGGAAGCCAGTTTGCGGATTCTGTAAAACACAGATTGATATGAACAATCAATTATCAAAATTGCGGCAAGAAATTGATACAGGATTTAAAATACTGGAAAAGCAAATTTCATATAAACTTTAAAATAAATATCGTTTGGCGCTGATAAACGTTTCAGTGCAACGACCAAGCGGGGTCAGTTACCGAGGATTTCTCGGTGGCTGGCCCCGTATATTTTCGATAAAACCCGCGAGGTACAGCGGTTTTTATACAATCTATCGCCGCGACGAACTGCGGACGAAGGAAAGGAAGATAGAAAAATGGCACTTACACGCAAACTTTTGAAGGGGATGGGTCTCACCGACGAACAGGTGGACACCATCATCGAAGCGCATACCGACACCGTGGACGGCTTGAAGGCGGATGTGAGCCGCTACAAGGCGGACGCGGAGAAGTTGCCCACAGTCCAGAAGGAATTGGACGACCTGAAAGCCGCCGGGGACGGCGGTTACAAGGAGAAGTATGAGAAGGAGCACAAGGCCTTTGACGACTTCAAGGCGGACATCACCGCAAAGGAGACCAAGGCCGCCAAAGAAAAGGCGGTAAAAGCCTATTACGAAAGCAAGAACATCACCGGCGACAATCTAACTATTGCTCTGCGCGGCAGCGGCGCGGAGATCGACGGCGTGGAGCTGGACGGCGACAAGATCAAGGACACCGCCGCTCTGGATGCGCTTGTGAGCGGTGCTTTTGCAAAGCTGGTCTCCACTACCACCACGAAGGGTGCCAATATCGCAAACCCTCCGGCGGGCGGAAGCCCCGGCACGATGACGAAAGCGGACATCTACAAAAAGGACGATCACGGCCACTATATGCTGTCCGCATCTGAGCGACAGAAAGCGCTTATGGAAAACCAAATTACTTAACAAGAAAGGATGAATTACATGGCTGCTACGAAAGTTGAGAGCCTGACCAACCCCCGCGATTCCCTGCCCAATACCTATACCAGCGTGACCGCCCGAGAGGTGGATTTCGTCACCCGTTTCAATGACAACTGGGATGCGCTGCGCAACATTATGGGCATTATGCGCCCCATCCGCAAGGCCCCCGGCACAAGCCTGATTTCTTACACCGCTGATGTGGCCCTGGAGGACGGCGACGTCGGCGCTGGCGAGGTGATCCCTTACAGCAAGGCGACGATTACCCAAGCGACCAAGGACGACCTGTCCATCAAGAAGTATGCAAAGGCTGTTCCTATCGAGGACGTTGACAAGTATGGTGCAGAGATCGCGGTGGAGAAGAGCGACGACGCTTTTCTGACCAAGCTCCAGAATGTGGTCCTTGGCAATTTCTATACTTTCCTGAACACCGGTTCTCTCACCGGAACCGCCGCAACCTGGCAGGCGGCACTTGCAAAGGCTCAGGGCGAAGTGCTGAACAAGTTTGCTGGTATGGCAAAAGACGTTACCTCCGTTGTGGGATTTGCTAACATCCTGGACGCATACGACTATCTGGGTGCTGCGGATATTTCCGTCCAGACCCAGTTCGGCCTGAACTATGTCAAGGACTTCATGGGGTACTCCACGCTGTTCCTGTTGCCCACCACCGTTTCCGGCAATAACGCTATTGCTCGCAACACTGTGATCGCAACGCCTGTGGAGAACATCGACCTGTACTATGCAGACCCCGGCGACAGCGAGTTTGCCAGACTGGGCCTGAATTACACCGTGCAGGGCGAGACAAACCTGATCGGTTTCCACGCCCAGGGTAATTACAGCACCGCCGTGGGCGAGAGTTACGCCATCATGGGCATGAAGCTGTGGGCTGAGTACTTGGACGGCATCGCCAAAATCACGGTCACCCCGGCCCCTTAAGCGCGCGCCTCTCGGGGCTGACGATTGGCGCGCTGACACTGACTCCGGCGTTTGACCCAGACACGACGGAGTATACAGCCACAACGACAAACGCGACCAACACGGTAACCGCGACCCCGGAGGACGCAAGCGCCACAGTGACCATCCTCAACGGAGAGACGCCTGTTGAAAACGGCACTGCGGCCACCTGGGCGACCGGAGCCAACACTTTGACTGTGAACGTGAAAAACGGCACGGCGGAGAAAGTATATACCGTGACCGTAACCAAATCGGCGTAAAAGGAGGACAGCGTGATGCTTGAAACGGTTTTGCAGAATTTGAACAACTGGTTTTTAGTTCCGGACGGCGTCCACGCCGGGGAGTTCACTGTGCAGGGCGGGCAGATCACGCTGCCCTTTCTGCAAACCGGCCAGTATTTCCGGGTGGTGGGTTCCGTATTCAATGACGGGCTCCACCAGTACCCGGTGGCAGACCTGACCGACGAGACGTTTACCGGCTCCGTGTGGGCGCTGGCTGTTCCGAAGGCGGTGATTGAATTGGCCGAAGAAATCGACGCATGGCAGACGAAGAACGGGGATCCAGGGCCGTTTACCTCAGAATCATTTGGCGGCTACTCCTACAGCAAAGCCACCAACGCCAGCGGCATGGCCGTCGGCTGGCAGGATGTATTCAAGAGCCGCCTGAACGACTGGCGGAGAATTAGGGGGATCTGATGAGCCTTTTAGATGATTTTTCCCGCACCTGTGTATTCATGGAAAAACGCCGGGTATCGCGCGGTGCGCGCGGTCTCTTTGTAGAGTGGGTGGAGGGCGCTGAGTTCACCAACTACCAGGCACTGGATACCTCCATGGAGGCCCGCAGAGCGGAAAAAGAAGGCGTGACCAGCCTGTATTCCGTCCTGGTAGACAAGGCCGTGCCCATCGAGTACAACGACGTGTTCAAAGACAAGACCACCGGCGAAACCTACCGCGTGACCTCAAATCCGGAGAACAAGCAGGCCCCCAAGTCCTCCACGATGCAGCTAAAATACTTTACGGCGGAAAGGTGGGCGTTGACCACATGACCAAAAACAAAGCCCTCTACGCCTGGTTCAACGAGTTCATGCCCTTCTACCGAGCGTCCAGCGTGCCAGACGATGTGGTCATGCCTTATGGCACCTATGAGTATATCGACAGCGCTTTTGATGCCGGGGAGGTCGGCCTGACGGTCAATCTGTGGTTCCGCACGGAGAGCGAAGCTGTCCCAGACGAGAAGGCCCAGGAGTTGTCCAAGCGCATCGGCTACGGTGGCGTGTATCTGCCCTGCGACGAGGGCTATATCTGGCTCAAGCGCGGTTCCCCCTGGTGCCAAAGCCTAACCTATGAGGAAGACCCGGCCATTAAGCGCCGGTACATCAACATTACCGCTGAATACCTGACATTCAGCTGAAAGGAGACCCAATATGGGCAAATTTACCGCGATCCCGCAGAGCACCTTTGAGGAATTGCAGCTCGACGCGGGTGTCATCCTGAAAAACTTTACCCCGGCTACTCCCACCGCACCGAAGGACGAGGACATTGTGTGTGCCACAACCGGCGGCATCAATGTGTCTTGCGTCCCTACTTACTCCGACATGGGAGAGGACGTGGACAACTGCCCTGTGAATGTACAATATTCTTGCCAATTAAAACGAACCGTTGCAATACTTACGCGAAAGAGAGGGGTTAACCCTTGAATTGTGCGCCAAAATTGCAAGCCGTTCCCGCCTATTCGCCGAAGTTGTGCGCCAAATGTGCGCCAAGAAAGGAGAGCGGCGGCGTGGTGAAATTGGTAAACGGGCAGTTGTGGTATTGTTGCCCGGTCTGCGGCCAAAAGCTGCACAAGCTGGCCCCCGATGCCGTTTGTAATGGCGTCACAACCTTTTGCAGACGGTGTAAATGGGAGGGGGTAATGAACATCAAGGAGCGGAAAGGAGCTTAAACAATGGCGAGCATTAGGAAGATAGAGGGGAAACACGGCACGGCGTATAAAATCACGGTCACGCTGGGCCGTGATGCCCTCGACCGGCAAATCAGACATTATAAGACATGGAAGCCGGACAAGCCCATGACCGCGCGAGAACTCAACAGAGAATTGCAGCGCGTGGCAACAGAGTTTGAACAAGACCTAATGAGCGGCTTTCAAGCAGATAACAAACAGACCTTTGCAGAGTATGCCGCATACTGCTACACCATAAGGGAGCAGCGCGGGGACAAGCCGCAAACGCTGGCCCGCGTCCGGCGGCAAACTGCGCGGATTAATGAGTATATAGGGCAAATCCCTATTCAAGAAATCCGCCCGAAGCACCTAACCGAGCTTTACAAGAAGTTTTCCGAGCCTGGGGCCTGCCGATGGCAAGTGTACGCGCTGCCCGCCGTGGACTTCAAAGAGCTTATACCAGAGGGGGAAACTTGTAACGATTTTGCGCGGTCGTGTGGTGTCTATGGGAATTTGATCCGCAGACTATGTAAAAATCAGCCAATCAGCCGCCAAAACGCCGCCATAATCGAAAAGAACTTAGGCCGAAAGGATCTTTTCAGCCTAACGGGAGCCGAAAAACCACTATCCCCGGGAACGATCAGAGACTATCACGCAATCATTTACACGGTGCTTGAACAAGCTTACAAAGAAATGATTATCAAATATAACCCCGCAAAGCGTGTAACGCTGCCAAAGAAAAAGCGCGTTCGTGAAAGCAAGGCTTTACAGCCGGAGCAGCTTAAAGCCGTTCTTGCTGCCCTGGAGGAGGAGCCGCTGCCATTCCGCGCATTGATAACCTTTTTTATTTCCACGGGATGCCGCAGAGGGGAAGCCATTGCGCTGACATGGGACAAGGTGGACTTTGTGCGGCGGGAAGTTCTGATAAATCAAAGCATGATTTATCTCCCCGAAACAGGCATACAGAGCGGGCCGACAAAGACCGACAACAGCCGCCGCGTGGCCCTCCCAGATGAAACTATTGACCTCTTGCACAAGCTATGGGCGGAGCAGGCAAAAGACCGGCTGCGGCTGGGCGATCTTTGGGAAGATAACAACCTGGTCTTTCCAAGATGGAACGGAAAGCCGATGAACCCCGGAAATGTGAATCTTGAATTGACCGCATTTTGTGACCGGCACTGCCTCCCCCATATTAACCCGCACTTGTTCCGACATTCCGCCGCTTCCGTTTTGCTCTCAAACGGCGTGGATGTGCTGACCGTTGCCGGGATGCTGGGGCATTCCGATGTATCAACGACGCTTGACACATACGCACACGCCATAGACGAAGCGCGACACAAAACGGCGGATTGTATCAGCGAAACTATTTTGCATAAAAATAGGGCATAACTCTTGCAAAACCCCGCTTTTTGTGATATAATAAAGAAAATTGAATGACAAAACAAACGGGGAGAAATCCCCCTTTGAATGTGCCTTTGTGCCTATTACTTACGCATGGTAAAAGTGCGTGAGCGATAGGCACTTTTTATTTTTAACCCGAAAGGAGCTTTATCATGGTACGAATTAGAACTATTCCGAAAGCAGTTGCGGAGATCAAGGCGCAAGACCCCGGAAGCTACATTAACGAGCGACTTTTGCGCCGCTGGCTGAAAGATGGCACGATCAGGCCCGTTAAAGGCAGTTACGCCTATACGCTTGTAAACCTTGACGAGCTGGAAAGATTTCTTGCCAATGAAAATAACTGACCTTTTGAGCCACGGGCAGGCTAACGCCGTTCCCCTCCGAGATTTGGAGGGAATGACCGGCCTCGACGGTCGAACCGTCCGGGCTATGATCTCCGCCGAGAGACGAGCGGGCGCGGCCATATTGAGCGATAACGCAACAGGCTATTACCTCCCCGCGAACGAGGAAGAAAAGGCGCGTTTTGTCCGCTCCATGCGGCACAGGGCGAAAGAAATTCTATGCGCGGCGGATGCCGTGGAAAGGGCGTAACAAATGAGAGAAATAGAATTAGCCGGAAAATACATTAAATTTGCTAAAATCATCGGAGAGAGGGCCGCGGCGGAACTCTATCGAGAGGAAATCACAAGGGCAAAAAAGAAAGACAGGATCAGACGGCTAAAGGAAAAGCTATTAGAGCTGCCCGCCGCAGACGTCGGCACAGCGTATAAAAACGTCCTTGCGTTGGAAACCGCCAAAGGAAAAGCCACGACCACGGGAAACGCATGGAGAGCCGAAAAAATAATTTATCAAATCCAGATTTTAGAAATGGAGATTTAAGCGAATGGCAGAAGACAAGAAAAAATTCTGGTGGCTGAAGCTGAAAGAGGGGTATTTCAACTCTATGGAAATGCGGAGATTGCGGAAAGCCGCGGGCGGCGAGGTCTTCACCATAATTTATTTGAAGATGCAGCTTGCAAGCCTGCGCACGGACGGCGTTATTTCCTATAATGGGTATGATGAAACCTTTGCAAAAGAAATCGCCTTTGCTATCGGTGAAGACTCGGAAGACGTTGCAAACGCAATCGCAATTCTGCGCCGGTACAAGCTCATTGAGGACATCACGGACAAAAGCTTTTTTATCCCCGAAGCCGTAGCCAATACGGGAAGTGAAAGCGATTCAGCGGCAAGAGTGCGGCGACTTCGAGAGCGCAGAGCGTTACAAAGTAACGATGGGAAATAAATCTCCGCTCACTGGTGTTACATTGTAACGGTAAAATGTCACAATGTAACTAAGAGTAAGAGATAGAGTAAGAGATAGAGTAAGAGATAGAGAGTAAAAGGGAATGACAAGTCATTCCGCGCCATGTATAAGGGTGCGCTGCGCGCACCGCCGCCGATATTATATATTTTCAATTTTTCTTCTTTTTGTATAAGGGAGCGTTTCTAATGGTCTTTGATTTTGAGAAATTCGCAAGGATAACCGCGAGCGTGTACCCGCCGAGCGTCTATACTCTGCAAGACGCCTTGACCGTGTTCAAATACTATTTCGAGCAGTACGAAAAGCACATGGGGAGGCCGCATCCGCCTATCAAAGCAAGTCAGATCGTGCGAATATGCCAGGATATGCCCTATATCAATCAAGAGAGCAAGGGCAGCTATTATGAGGATGTTTCCCCGGCTGGGTACGTTTCCATGATCGACCGGCACTTTGCAACAAAGTACCGGCATTGTGATTATAACATCAACCACTTTTTCAGCGGAAGAATTAGGGAACTCCGATTTTACGAGGAGCTTTATTGAAAGGGGGTGAAAGACACGAGCGGGAAAGCATCACAGCGAAAAGGCGCAGACGGTGAAAGAGAACTTGCCGCCATTCTTCGAGAGTATGGTTACATCGTGGAACGCGGCGGGTCTATGTCCTTCGGTGAAGTGCCTGACCTTGTGGGCTTGCCCGGTGTCCATGTCGAGGTCAAACGCCGCGAGCAAGTCCGGCTTTCCGAGTGGATGAAGCAAGCAGAGGCGGACAGCAAGCGCTTTCGTGACGGTATGCCTGTTGTGTTCCATCGCCGCAGCCGTGAGCCGTGGCGCGTAACAATGAACCTTGCGGACTTTATGCGGCTCTATGACCGCCAGAAAGCCGCAGAAAACGCCGATTGAAAGGGGTGATATATTGACACCACGCAAAGAAAAAGCGCTGCAAGCCCTCCTTGTGTGCCGTACAAGGGCAGAGGCAGCAAAAGCCGCCGGAATTGGGGAAAGCACCTTGCGGGCGTATCTGCAAGACGCTGAATTTTCGGCAGCATATAAACACGCCGCCGCCGGGATCATGGACAGAGCAACGCGGCAGCTTCAGCAGAATTTGACCGCCGCAATAGACCGGCTGGGCGCCATTGTCGCAGACGATGAAGAAACGAGCGCGAACCACATTACAGCGGCGCGGACGCTGCTTGACTACGGCTTGAAGTTCACCGAGTTTAACGACGTCTTGAAGGAGCTGGAGGAGGGCGGCGAAGATGTATTATGACCGTCTGAAATCCCGCGTGAGGGCAACCAGCGCGATCAAGCGGCAGCAGCGAGAGGCGCGGGCGCTTATTGACAGCATAGATGTAAAGCAACATATAGCCCCCGTATATTTCCCGCTGCATGACGATTTGAAAGAGGGGAAGCACACCACATTCAACCTCCCCGGCGGGCGCGGCTCCTGCAAGTCCTCCTTTACCTCTTTGGAGATTGTGAGCGGCATTATGGCAGATACCACGGGACAGAGCAACGGCCTTGTATTCCGCCTTGTGGGTGCAACAATGCGGGATAGCGTCTTTTCTCAAATCGCATGGGCCATTGATACGCTGGGCGTTTCCCATCTATGGCGCGGGCGTGTGTCCCCCATGTCCTATACTTATCTCCCGACCGGCGCACAGATCCTTTTTCGAGGGCTGGACGATGCAAGCAAGCTAAAATCCATCAAGCCACGGCGCGGCGTGTTCCGCTATGTGTGGTTTGAAGAATTTAGCGAATTGCGCGGGCCGAACTTCACGCGAAACGTTATGCAATCGGTGCTTAGAGGACAGGGGCCGGGGGCTATCGTGTTCCGAACCTTTAACCCGCCGCTCTCCGCCAACAACTGGGCGAATGTGTTTATACGGGAGCCGGACGAAAAGGCCGTTACGCTGCTGACAGACTATACCATGATCCCCCCGGACTGGCTGGGCGAAAGCTTTCTTTATGAAGCTGAACGGCTGCGCGATGTAAACCCGAAAGCCTATGAACACGAATATTTAGGCGTACCGACCGGCGCGGGCGGCGAAGTCTTTCCCAATTTGGAAATACGGGAGATCACCGACAAGGAAATAGAGCAAATGGGCTATTTCTATCAGGGCTTAGACTTTGGATTTGCAGTCGATCCCGCCGCATTTCTCCGCGTGTCTTATGACCGCAAGAGCGACACCGTTTTTTTTGTTGACGAAATATACAAGCGGCATTTGTCAAATAAGCAGCTTGCGGAGGAAATCAAAAAGCGCCGCTATGACCGCGGCGGGGGTGAGTACCATTCGCCAATATTGGGCGGCGTATACGAGGAAAAGCAGCTAATCACGGCGGATTGTGCGGAGCCGAAAAGCATAGCAGATATGCAGGCGGAGGACTTGAAGTGCATCCCATGCCACAAAGAGCCGGGATGCGTGAGCTACCGTGTGAAATGGCTGCAACATCGGCGCATTGTGATTGATCCGAAGCGAACCCCCGAAGCATACCGCGAATTTGTAAATTACAGCTACGCAACGGACAAGGACGGAAACTTTCTTTCCGAACTGCCCGACAAGGACAACCACACCATAGACGCCTGCGCTTATGCCCTCGACCGGCTTATTTACCGGCGCGGCGTTTCGGCGTGAGAAAGGAGAAATTCATGGGCTATATGCGTATCAAGTGCCACTATTGCGGCGGCACATGGGAAGTGTACGGGCGAAGCATCACAGGCGTATCAGGTGTCACTATTAGTGGGAACTATGCCCGCACTTGCCCGCATTGCTTCAAGGCCATTGAAAAGCAGACATGGGACAATCAGATCATTCCGGCGTTTCTTGCGCTGGACGATGCAAACCGCGAGCTTGTAAAGGACAGCAGCGGCTACCATACCCCGCTTTTTGAGGTCAGCTATGAGGCGGATACTGTATTCCGCAATGGTTATGAATCCTGCCCGAATATCGACTAAAAGAAAGGAAAGTATTATGAAACAGAAAATTGAACCCGGCGAATGGGAACGAGATGAACATGGGCGGCGTTTCCGTCGTGTGGGAGCCTCGATTGAGTACGCCCCGACCATCACAACGTCTTACGGGGAGTTTGAAATGGGGAACGTACCCCCGCCCCCGAAGATCGTCGAGGCGGAGCGGCCTAAGACCTGGGGGGCGTGTCCTTTCCTTTCCAGGTGTGTCCCACAATGCGCTCTATATGGAGAGCATGGATGCGGGCTTGTGACCGGCGAGGCCCCGACCACCGGGAAACGCTGTCCGTTTGCGGACAAGCGCCATATATTTTCATGTACCGAGAAATGCGCTTTATGGAAATTTTGTAATCGAAAGGAGATCGTATAAATGAGTAAATACAACAGCTATGCGAGAGACCTTGATGCCTCGTTCAAAGCGGCGCGTCAGGAGTATGTGGAGGCGTGGAACAAACTCCAGGCAGCGAAAGAGGCCCGCGGAAATGGCGGCGCTATGGCCCGCCAGCGGGCGGAATTGCGATACCAGCAAGCAGAGATGGACTTCAAGGAGGCGGATGCCCGTATCTGGCCGAAGTTTAACGGGCTGAGGGCGGATCTGCGGGCCGCGCTGGAGCGTGATGTGCGCGGCGGGAACCTTGCAAGCCCCGATGCGGTTGACCATAGCGGCCTGGAACTGATGAAAAGCGGCATCCTCTCCGCCGATGATTTCTATTCCCTTGCGGAAAAGTACGACGATAACCCCACCATGCTCCGCTTTGTGGCAAAATACGCAAAAGAGGCCGCTAACGATATGGACAGCACCAGGGCGAAAGACCGCGGGGCGCTGTACCAGTTAGCCCAGGTGTGCGGCCAGGGGCAGAGCCGAACTATGCGGGAATGGGATGATCTGTCCAAGATTGCGGACTATTGCAGCGGGCAGACCAGGAACCGCAGGGACACCCCTACCCACACAATCAGCATGGGGAAGTGGTGGGAGCAGCTTTCCGGCGAGATTGTCGAAAACTTTTGAACGGAGGCAGTGATACAAAGGCCACCAGCCGGAGAAAGACCGGCAGCAGGCGGCAAG